AGAGTACTAACTAGGAGGTTTGTATGGCTGTAAAAGGCTCAGTAGAAGCAATCATTGAGGTTGCAAAGAAAGAACTAGGCACCATTGAAGGTCCTAAAGATAATGAAACGAAGTACGGTGCATGGATGAAAGTAAATTTCCAACCTTGGTGCCAATCATTTGTTTCTTGGTGTGCATTTACTGCGGGGGTAGCAAAATTTCCAAAGTCTGCATCAACAGTAGCAGCATCAGATCAATTTAAAAAAGAAGGTCGTTGGGCAGATGCTCGTAATGATGAGCCAACTCCAGGAGACTGGATCTTTTTTGATTTTCCAGAAGATGGTGTAAACAGAATTTCACATGTAGGTCTTTGCATTAAAAATAACGGGGATGGAACAATTCAAGTTATTGAAGGCAATACATCTGGAACTGCAAAAGGAGATCAGCGTAATGGCGGCATGTGCGTAGAGAAAACTCGTGGTTACATAAAGAATAACAAGAAGAAGTTAATCAATGCAGTAGTTGGCTGGGGCCGTCCAGTTTATTCTGGAGAAGAAGGTGCACCACTTGCTGTAAAAGCAGCAGCAAAAGTAGCACCAAAGGTAACAAAGAAGGCTTAATGTATGCCAGTTTATGATTACAAATGCACACAGTGCTCTGGAACCGTTGAATTTAAACGAGAGTTTGGCGATAGTACAGAGCCTGTGTGTTGTAATGAAACAATGAGTAGGCAATGGTCATCTCCAGGAGTTGTTTTTCATGGCACTGGATTCTATAGCACCGACAACAGAAAGAAGTAGTATAATTATGAATATGATTGCAGAAGAAGAAGTTCAGATTGAAGAATGGATTCTTGGAGCAACAGACCGTTGTGACTCTTGTGCAGCAGAAGCCCTAGTACAAGTAACTGGAGTACCAGGAGACCTATTGTTTTGCGGTCATCACTACAACAAGGTGATGGATGATCCAATTGGATATAAAAAAATGATGGCGTTTGCCCTTACAATTCTTGATGAGAGAGAAAAACTTAATTAAATGAAAAACATGGGGTGGTTTCAAAAACAATTAAAGCAATGCATGGCTTGTAATTCAAAAAATGTTTTTATTGCATTTAATTTTGGCAAAATACCGCTTGTAAATGTATACTTAAATAATTTAAAAACAGTTCCAAAACAATTTAGCCTTAGTTTAATGATTTGCAAAGATTGTGGATTAGGTCAAATACCAAAACAACCCAATAGAGAAAAAATTTTTACAGATTATACATTTAGATCATCGACTACTAAAATGAATAATGAATATGCTAAAAAGTATGTAGACGATATTATATCCTCTAATCATTTACAAACTGGAGATTGGGTTCTCGAAATAGCAAGCAATGATGGCTACCTATTAAAATATTTTAAAGAACATGGAATAAGTGTACTTGGTGTTGATCCAGCAAAAAATATATCAATGTACGCAATGTGTGAGGGAATTCCAGTAGTAACGGATTTTTTTGGCACTAAAGTTGCAAAAGAAATCTTAGAAATTAAAGGATATCCAAAACTTATAGTTGCAAACCATGTTATGGCACACGGTCCATACATTCAGGATTTTATGGAAGGCATCTCAATTTTATGTAATAATGAAACAATTGTTACAATTGAAAATCCATCTATTATGAATATTTTAGAGTATGGACACTTTGATTCTATATATCATGAGCACTATTCTTATCTTTCCTGTAATTCAGTATCAAGACTTGCTAATAAGTTTGGTCTTAATTTGTTTGACTTACAAGAGATACCCGTACAAGTAAGAACAAATAGATATTGGATATCTAAAAATAAACAAATTAAAGATGTTATAGAGGATACAATAAAAAAAGAAATAGAACTTGGTTTATTTGATCAACAAATATGGAAAACATATTTTAAAAACTTACAAAAAAAATTAAAAATATTTAATAACAAATTAAAAATATTAAATAAAACAAATAAAAAAGTATATGGATATGCAGCATCTGGCAAAACTGTGCTGTTGTTAAAAATGGCAAAAATTAAAAAAAATTGGATAACTGCAATTGCTGATGATACAAAAGAAAAGCAAAATAAATTTTTGCCAATATTGGGAATTCCAATTATAAATTTAAAACAGTTGGAGTTGCAAGATCCAGATGAAGTAATAGTTTTTGCTTGGAACTCTTTTGATGATATTAAAGAAAAAACTAATTTTAAAAAAATTAGTACTTGGGAAAACTTATAAATATGATACAATTATTGAATAGATAAAAGGAGAAGCATATGTACGAATACTATGTAAGAAAAGTAGAGAACGTTGTCGATGGTGATACCATTGATGTTCTTATTGATTTAGGGTTTGATATCCTTTTTGCATCCCGTGTTAGACTGGCTGGTATTGATACCCCTGAGTCCCGCACAAAGGACCTTGCTGAGAAGGCTCTAGGTCTAGAGGCTAAAGAGTACCTAAAGAAGGCTCTAAAAGATGCTAAGTCTGTTGTAATTAAGACTGAGAAGATGGACTCCTCTGAAAAGTATGGTCGCATTTTAGGCTGGGTATACATCAATGGAGACACAGTATCTCTTAATGACATGATGATTAATGATGGCTATGCCTGGGGATACCTTGGAGATACTAAGGTAAAAGATTTTGATGCTCTTAAAAAGGCTAGAACAAAATCAAAAAAATGAATCACATATTTTATTTTACCGCTGACTGGTGCAACCCATGTAAAAAAACAAAGCCTATTGTTGAAGAACTTAATCGTGAATCAGCAGAGGTAAGGTTTCAAATAATTGATGTTGACATTGAGGGTGAGTTGGCTAGAAAGTTTGAAGTTAGATCTGTTCCAACGTTTATAGTAATTCAAGACGGGCAAGAGATTAAAAGAACTACTGGCGCACAAACAAGAGAGCAATTAGAGGGGCTGATGGCATTATGAGTAATGAAGAAGATAGCCTGATCGACGACTTGATCTTAGCAGGTGGCCTAGAAATTTCAGGGATAGATGAAAGAAATGGCGAATTTCTATACACTATTACCAATAAGATGAAAGACCTTATGCCTGAATTATACGAAGAGCATATGGCTCACGTTAATGAAGAGATTATGAAGTTGTGGGAAAAAGGGTTTGTTAATGTTGACATGATGAGCGATGATCCTATTGTTACAATGACACCAAAGGCATATAATATTATTGAGGTTTCCAAATTAAGCAAAGAGGAAATCTGGTCTCTTGAAGAAATCAAGAGAGTATCTGGGCCTAAAGTCTGATATAATCGTAGTATGCCAAAGAAAAAATCAGGATCATTTAATGCCACACAGATTAAAGATGGCAAAATTGTTCGTATGAATAAAAACGGAACAGTTAAATCAGTCATGGGTGATTACTTAGTTAAGCATCCAATAAACAAAAACAAGGGGTAAAAATGGAAGATCTAACAGTAGATGAACTAAAACAATTAGTTGTTTTTTATAGACAAAAATCTAACGACTTAGAGTTTGAAACATTAAAGTTTCAATTAAAAAGCGCAAGAGTACCAGAGAATATTCAGGTAGATAAAAAAACTAAGCCATAGGAGGAAGAATGCTATATGTCATAACCTTTGGCTTGACAGTGGTTGCTTCCTGGTTTATAATTAGAATAACAACTAAAAGCAGGAACAAGGCATTTAGCAGAACTCTGTATAGGCAAAGTGACCTACATAGAATTATGAAAAAGTTTTTTTCTCAGCAGTTGATTCCAGACCTTAATACAAACCGATCTTCGCAGTTGACAAAGCGAAGAGAAAAGGATACAATTAAGGTAATAGTAATTGATGAAAAAGCATATTGGGTATCTGATAATGTATTTTACATTGCAGATGCTGTTCAGGGTAATCCAATACCCGAGACTGCTAGGCCATTAGATACTAAGCAAATGTCAAATAAAGATGTTAGTAAAATGTTATTCATCTTGGATAACTTAAAAGACGGGAAACTTAATGATAGTGGCAGTGCAGGGAACGAAAGACTTTAACGACTACAACGTGTTTCTTCGTGCTATGAGTGTTGCCCTGTCTGGAATGAAAGAAGAAGATAAAGAGTTTACAATCTATTCAGTTGGTCCAGCACGGATCAATTCAATGGTTTCTGAGTTTTCAAATCTTTCTGAAAGAGGCATGAAGGCTAGAGGAAAAAAGATTAAATTCTATAAAGCGCCTGGATCTTGGGTAGAAGAAAATATAAATTATATTAATTACTTTGCATTTTTAAGTACTGCAAATCAATCACAATCAAAGTTGGTTGATGCTGCAGAATTAAATAATGTTGAAGTTGGAATCTTTAGGTATTAAGGGGTAAGAATGCTAGTAAAAGATTTAGCAATTATGGAAAAAATTGTTGCCAAGAATAGCAATTTGAAGTGGGTAGGTTGGGATGTTCTAGAACTCAAGAAAAGTAATCTTGGCAGAACAGACGTTAATGGTATTCGTATCGCAGATCAATGGTACATAAAGAAAGATATCAAACTTACTGACAAAGGTTGGGAAATATCAAACAAGTATAGGATGTAGTTCATGAAGCAGCACTTATGGAAAGATGATGCTCCATGTAAAGATTTAGATACAAACATATTTTTTGATAAATACGAAGAAAATATTGAAAATAGATTAATGGTGGATGCATTTTGTATGGCATGTCCGCTAGTAACAAAATGTTTTGCTAATGGTGTTTCTGGAAAAGAGTGGGGAATTTGGGGCGGTATTTATCTTGAAGATGGAAAACCTTCTAGAGAGTTTAATAACCACAAGACTAAGGCTGACTGGGCTGATACCTGGCAGACATTGACAACGGAAAAATAATGTATACAGATTCTATGCGTAGAGCGTTTCATAATATCCAAGCCCCAAAAGGTTTTGGTGTTAATCTTATTGACAACGAGCAGTTTCTTACGATAAAATTAGACGAAAAGCATTTTGCTGGGCTAGTACACGATGAGAAGATCGCAGCCTTGCAGTATGTAGTACAATTAAAGAATGCGTTGGAAAAAGAAGGAGCAATAGTTTTGGTTACTAGAGAGGCTTTAAAATGATTAGAGATTTATACTTAATACTAAGATGCAAATTTACTGGACACTCTTATGTTGATGGTGGATCTTGTCCTTTTACTGGAAAAACATACAAGATATGTACTAAGTGCACAGTGTCGGTAGAAGCATGACAAACAATATTATTTTTATAGTGCTATCAACCTTGTCATTATTTTTTATTGTTTCTTATTCTATTCTTTTAAAAAAGTTTATTGATGTAAAAAACATTATGGCTAAATTAGTTTTTGATAATTTTACATTAGAAAAATTAATTGAATTACAAAATGACAATGATATAAAAACAAACGAGAGTGTTCATAAAGAAAATTTTGTAAAATTTATTAGTGAGTCAAGAGACTGGGCGTTTAATTATATTGAAGAAGTTCAAGAAGGTTTGTCTAAGTTTGTAAATGATGTAGATTCTTACATAGAATATTTTGATACATATGGAGATGTTATTTCAGTTGAAAGACCAGACTATGCAGCCATGACTCAAATATCTAAATCCTACAAACAATTAAAAAAACTTCTTCCAGAGGACAGTCTTAATGAAAAATAATCTAAATGTTGAATTTATTCCAAGAGATAAAGATGTTTCATTAATTTTAGATCTTCCAAAGCCTTCAAAATTTTATATTCCAGACTGGTTTAAAAATATGCCACCATCAATTGCAGATCTAGATAATAAAAAGTTTGATGAGACTGCAAAAAAGTGTATGCCATTTTTAGATTCATTAACTTCAGGATACACTCAAGAACTAGTTTGTGATGTTGAGATAATTAACCACGGTGAAAATTCCGAAACAGGGGATGACTTTCTTTCTTACAAATGGGCTGGTCAGTTTAAACCACTTTCTACTAGGGCAGAAGATACTAGATCAAGAAATGTTTTTCCAGAGTTTCGTGGTTACCATCAAGCGGAATTTCACTGGAATAGTTTTTGGGAACCCAAAACTCCAAGCGGATACAGCACACTATACTCACATCCAGCAAATAGATTTGATCTTCCTTTTATAACAATGTCTGGAATAATAGATACAGATAGTTGGCCTATAACGGGTCCAGTTCCATTTTTAATTAAAAAAGGATTTAGTGGTCTTATTCCTGCAGGAACTCCAATATATCAAATGATTTTTATTAAAAGAGATTCTTGGAAATCTGAAAAAAAAGAATATGATGAAAAGTTTACAAAAAAAACAGAACATACTGTAAGAAAATTTTTTATTGATGGTTATAAAAAACAACATTGGTCACGAAAGGACTACTCATGAAAGATATTATTTTATCAACACTAACAGGTTTTGGGTGCGGTGTCGTGTTCGCAGCATTCAAATTGCCAGTACCAGCACCACCAGTTTTTGCGGGAGTCG